TGATCCCTTCCATACTATTGTTCCCGCCTACACAAAGGAGTTTAAGGATGCAGATTTTATCGTTCACATCGTCTCGACAAGTGTCGATTCCTATAAGGCAAATCCCCTGTACAAACAGGATGAGGACTTTATCAAAACAATTTCAGGTAAACCCTCGAAATCAGTGGGCTTACGAAGTGAGATTCAAGACGAGATTTATAGACGCGAGGGAATTACTCAGGAAGCTGAGAATGATCGTATTATCCTTTGGGAGATGTACACCCCTTCCGAAGACGGATGGAAGGTTGAAACATATAGTCCGCTTGTCGTAACTGAAGATGTCCGCAAGCCTTTCACATTACCTTACCGTCACGGTGAACCACCTTTTGTAGATTTCCCCTATGAGGTCACAGGGGGCGGTTGGTACAGTCCGAGAGGCGTAGCAGAGATCCTTCTCCCGAATGAGAACCTGCTAAATAAGCTCAAGAACTCCCTCTCCGATTACGTTGAACTGGCCAACCGACCCGTTTTTGAAGCACAGAATCCGATCTCGCTAAACACATCGAACTTGAAGATGCAGCCTGGGCAGATTCTGCCTCAAGGCTTAAAGCCAGTTCAGTTCAGCCAACCTCCATTTGACTTCCAGAAGTTGATGCTTGAGGAACGTCTTATATCGGAACAACGGATGGGCAATCCAGACTTTGGCTCTGGCTCGCAGTTCAATGCTGGAGACAGAAAGACGGCTACTGAGATTCAAGCATTGCAGTCGCAGTCAGCAGCGTCTGGCGATTTACGCAATCGTATGTTTAGGATGGGTCTAGCGCATTTATTCAAGCAGTGCTGGTCGCTTTACACGCAGTACAACAAGAAGGATTTGATGTTCCGCTATGCGGAAGAGACTGGATCAATGCCACCAGAAGGCATCCACGATGAGTATTCCATTGAGCCGAAGGGTGGGCTTGACTTTATTAACCGCCAGTTTGCGTTGCAGAAGTCTGTGGCGCGGATGCAGATGTTCCAAAATAATCCTTTCGTGAACCAAGGCGAACTGGTAAAGTCAGTCCTTGAACAAGACGATCCCTCGCTGGTCCGCCGACTCTTCCAAGATCCAAACGCAGCCTCTGGCGATCAAGCTGAAGATCAAGCGACTGAAATTGCGACTATGCTTGCAACTGGATTCCCCGTCGCAATCAAGCCTAGCGACGATCACAAAGCGCATATATCCGTTCTCTTCGCGTTTAACCAAGCGGCTCAAAGCCGACAACAGCAGGTCGATCAGAGCGCAATGCAAGTTTTAATGGCACACTTACAGCAACACTTGCAGGCGTTGGAACAGATCGACCCCAACACATCCCGCGCTATCCAGAAACAGCTTCGTGATGCGGCTAAAGCCCAAGTCCAACAGCAGGCACAGCAGTTGCCTCCTGGTGCGATGCAGGGTCAAGCACCCGCTCCGATGCCTGCTTGAAGTTCTCACTGGTAGTAATCGGCGCGCATAGCGGAGATAAATTAAGCAAGGCAATAGAAACATACTCCAAGCACGGAGATGTTCTACTTGTTGAGCCAGTTCCTTGGTTGTTTAAGAAGCTTCAAGAAAAGTATGGTTTAGTAAAGTCAGTTCATTTATTGCAGGCCGTTATATCCGAAAATGATGCAGATGAAATCTCATTCTTTGCACCAGTTGAATCTGCGAATGAAATTGCTACATGGGGAGATCAATTAGGCTCATTGAATCCAGTTCACGCACTAGGGCATAATAAAGAGTTTTCTAGTAAGATTGAGGAGATAAAGGTGCGCGGAATTAGTTTCGGCACATTGATTAACAAGTTTGGGATAGAACAGATTGACGTTCTCCACACAGATACAGAAGGATATGATGCCAGACTTCTTTCCGTATTTCCATTTGACAAGATAAAGCCAAGGGGGCTTATATTTGAATACAAGCATAGCGATGGGGTATTTACAATAGGCAAAAACTTTGCTAAATTATTATTGATATTGGATCAATTTTCATATAAAACACAAGTAATTGACGCAGAAAATTGTCATTCAATTCATTTTGATAATAAATAGCTTATGAGAAAACTAAAAGCAGCACTGGCGTTCATTCGAGATCAGGAATGGGTCAACGAGCCTAAGTGGGAGGATGAGGATGAAAAGGCGTGGACTGGATTTTTGTCAACCCCAACTGGCCAGAAGCTCAGTCTGATTTTGCTTAACCTAACCTTGCGTCAAAACGCCTCTGCTGTGATGAAAAAAGCAGAAGAACTTGCAGACGCTTGTGGACATGCTAGAGGATATAGGGCTTGCGTTGCGACCTTAGAATCGCTCGCATCCCAAAAACTTAACTCCGCCATTCCAGGCTATGGGGATGGATCGGATGAACCAGTAGCCGACTAACCTTTAGGTAGAATGACTCCCTACCGAAAAGTGTAAGAAAGGGTCAAAATGGCGGATTCAAATAACCTAACTGAAGCGGATGTATTGGCGATGGCGCAAGCGGCTGACGAAGGACGGGACTTTAGTCCTACTCCCAAGGAAGACGAAAAAGCCAAAGTAGAAACGGAAGCTACAGAAAAGGCCAGCGGAGATAACGAGCAGACACCCGCGCCTGCTGAAAAAGCCGAACAAACAAAACTAGAAGCCTCGGATGAGGTTTCAGCGACCAAGGAGAAATCCGAGGAAGCCAAAAGTTCTTTAACAACGCAATCTTCAGAAGACAAGTCGGAGTCGGCTTCCGAAAAGAAGCCTACCCGTTACGAGAAGGCTAAGTCACGACTTGAGAAGGAGTGGGAAGATGTCCGAGCAGAGAAAGCCAGAATCAAAGCAGAACGTGAACAGATCGAGGCTGAAAGGGCAAGGAAGACTTCAGAAACTACTCAAGGCGAGACAAAATCGAGCAGTCGCAAGTTTAGCGCGGAAGATTATCGGGAAGCAGCAAAGAGCTACCGTGATGAAGGCCGTGACGATCTTGCAAAACTTGCCGAACAAAAAGCTGGTGACATCGAAGTTGAGGACAGGAAAGAGATTGAGCAGAAAACCCAAACAGAACTAAAGTCTGCGTGGGATAAAAATTTGCTTGATGAAGTGGAAGCAAATCCTGAACTTAAAGATTCAACCAGCACATTGTATAAAGCCGTATCGGAAATGTTGCAAAACCACGCAATCCTGCGTAACTACCCAGCGGGTATCAAGGATGCGGTTGGAATTGCCAAGGTGAAGCTCCAAGCGGAGTCCGCCTCCGATTTGTCGAAAAAGGTTGCAGAGTATGAGAAAGAACTTTCTCTACTCAGAAAAGCGACTACTCCAGCGTCTGGACAACCCAAAGGTCCTGCCAAGACTAAAGCTTTTCACGAACTAACTCTAGATGAGCAGGAACGTGAATTGATGAAAATGGCAAGCGAAGTTGACAGAGGTTGAGTAGTCATAACAAACAAGGATACTTAATTATATGGTAACTACTGGTTCAGTCAGCGCGCAGTTCCAAGCATACTTCTCGAAAGCATTGCTCGAACGCGCAATCCCATTGCTTCAGATGGAGCAATTCGCAATGAAAACCCCCTACCCGACCAAAACGGGTGGAAATAAAACGATTCGGTTCTTCCGCTTCGGTGATCCCAGCATCTCTGCGATCTCCTCACTCTCGGAAGGAACGACTCCTACCTCTGGTGACGAGCGTGATCTCACGTTGTCCTCAGTTGAAGCCACGCTTGTACAGTACGGAAGCAAGATCATCCTAACGGATGTTGTTCTCGCAACCGAATTGTTCTCGCACTTGGCGCAGGCCACGAAACAACTTGGCGAAGATGCCGCCCTTCACGCTGACACCCTCTGTCACCGCGCGTTGGTGCAGGATTCCTCGACCAGCACTGGTACTGGTGTAGCAGTCAAGTCCTACGCTCGTTATGCTCAAAACACAACGAACGGAACGACTTGGGCTACTAGCTCCATTGCTAACAGCGCAATCACAGCCACCGACTTGCTCGATGGTGCGACTTCGTTGTTCATCGCTCGCGCTCCTAAGATCAAGGACGGCTACGCGCTTGTCGCGCATCCTGCCGTTATCCGTGATCTACAGCAGGACGATGATTGGTTGAAGGTTTCGAGCTATTCGAATCCCGAAGCCATCTTCAAGGGCGAGATCGGTAAATTGTTTGGCGTGTCGGTCATCTCTTCGACCAACGTCCAGACTTTCAATACCTCTGCCTCTGGTATCGCTGAAAACAGCGTTGGAACAACTGGTGCTAACACTGGTTATGCAAACGTCCTCCTCGGTGGTGGTGCGTTTGGTGTTCCTAGCTTGTCCTCGTTGGCAGCCTCTGGCTCGCCCTTCGCTCCGAAGGTGTCGATCCTCGATGCTCCCGACAAGAGCGATCCTTATGGACAGCGCATCGTAGCGTCCTTCAAGACGTTCTATGCGGCCAAGCAACTCGATCCTCGGTTCTTCCGAGTCATCGTTGCGAAGTCCAACTACAGCTAATAATTAAATGGGAACCCTAGTAATCGCTATGGGTCCTCGGAAAGCTGGGGAGGGTCAAACCTCCCCAGCCTCTTCCTCATCTGAAAAACCTATGAATAAAATGTTAAAAGCAGGAATGGTGATGCTTCCCGTTTCCAAGTTCGAAATGAACGATGGCAGCGAGAATGTTTCACCAGAAGTAGGTGATTCTGTAGAACTCTCTGGAACAATTGGAATGATCGAGAATGGTGTTGCCCACGTTAATGTGGAACACGCTATGACCGAGAATGCTCCTAAAGACAAATCGGAAGATAAGTCTGAAGGCGAAGACTCAATGTCTGAAGAGGAAAAAATGATGAAGATGGCCGAGGAGTCGGACAAGGAAAACTATAGCTAATGCCTATTTACCAGTACGAGGACACCAGAAATGGGAAAGTTGTCGAACTGGAGAAGGCTGTAGCCGAAAGGGATTCTGTCCCTCGTTACCTTAAACGATTCACCGTACCACAAAGATTGTCCCTAGTGGGGGTTGGCGAACCCCTCGACAACCCGCTAGGAGTCAATCAAACCAACTTGATGAAGGGGTACTATCGCCAAGAACAAAAGCTTGGCAGTAGATTTAGAAGCCAGTACACGCCAGATAGTATCAAACGTGCGGCTATAAGGAGAAAATAATATGGCTAATGAGTTTCAGCGCAGTCCGATTAAAGCGAAGAATAAATCGGTTCGCATTGACGGATCTAACTTCGCCAACGTCATTGAGTTTACGGCAAGCTCCAGCGGTGGTACGGTCAACACAGTTGCAACCGCCCCTGCGTCCTTGAACGTGACTCTTAACGGTACGTCTTACAGAATCGCATTGCACACCTAATTGTATGCGACTCTTATCTCGCCTTACGCTTGGTAATGGTGGGACAATTATTGCATCGTCAGCTTCCACTAATACTGGAAGCTACGATGCGGTAACTGCTCTTACATTATCCACAGCTACCCTTGTTATCAGTGGTGCTACCACGGCAGCGACATATTCGGCTGGTGTCACAGTTTATGGTGACATTGACGAAGTTCGCTTGACGGGTGGCGCGATGGCAATCTACAATCGCAAAGATTAAGGAGTCCTAAAATGGGCCGCCAGTGGAACACGATTATTGAGAGTTTAGGACCGCTTTCTGGCGGCACTGGACTTTCCATCAATGCCAACCTAACCGAACTTGAGGCGTTGGTTACAACGCTCCAGGCTGACGTTGCCGATGGCGTTAGGATTCCAAACGCCACAACTGGTGGAACTGGATCTACTGACTTCACATCTACAAGCTATGGCACGATTGCAACGGCAAGCACTGGCAGGCTTGGATGCATAATCTTCAATTCTGGCCCAGGCAACCTCCACGTTCTATTAGGCACTGGGACAGCAAGTACGTCTAATTTCACGACAAGGCTGAGTGCTGGGGATTATTACGAAGTCCCATTCAACTACACTGGATTGATTGGTGGTATCTTTGCAACGTCTGGAACTGCTGAAGTAACGATACTGAGCTAGGAGCTAGGCGATGCCTCTAGTTAAGAATCCTAGCAATATTGATAACTTTCTTTTTGCCTCTGGGCGAATGAAAATGTATCGGGTTGGATTGGCTGGCTCATACGCAAAAGTTACTGGAACTGGTGGAGTTGGAAGCGTTGGGAATACTGGTGGATTTAACATAAATGTTAATGCTGGAAGTTCTGCATCTGGAACATCAAAAATTGGTTACTTTGACCCAACTGCTGCATTTATGACGGGAAGCGCAAATAAAATTGACTACTCAAAAAGAATAAGATTTTCAATTGGTGGAATGATGTATATTGGAAGCACAAATTCTGTTATCCGAATTGTATTTGGAGGGACAGGAAATGCAACTGACGCACCATTGGCAGGAGTTGATGGGCTTACAATTAAAGGATTTGGTGTTGAGTTTGCGCTACAATCTGGATTTGTCCAAGCAAGGTTGATTGGATACAATGCATCATATTTGACACCTACTGCCTATACAACTCTTACAAATGGATTCGCAACTTCAGCAACCGACAACAGATTTTTCGGTCTAGTAATAGAATCTGATGGCGCAGGCAACATTTATTTATACGGAGCAGACTCATCTACAAATCCTAATATAAATATTGGTCAAACTCCTTTGCTAACTCTTGCTGGTGGTCCAACAAATGATACCAGCACAAATAGATTTGGACCAGAAGTTCATTGTTCAAACTCCTCATCTTCTCCAACGGCAAGTCCTTCAGCAATTATTCAGTCAACTCATTGGCTCCTAGACGTACAATAATGCCCCTCCTCCTCATCGCTCTTTTGTTCTGTTCCTGCTCGCCCAAGCAGGAGGATAATAATATTTTGCCACGCTATTCTGAAATGGGTGCTGCTGCCGATGCAGGAGCAGTAAGTTCTGGTAATGTCAAATGAAACGCATCGCCATGTGGCTGACCAATTTGAGTTTGCGTTTCTTAATGACGGCGCAGGAATACGCTTGTTTCAAGGAGGCGTTAAAGTTTGCCGTGGAGAACAACAACATGGTCAAGGAGACCAAGTACATTGGGAAGGTAAAGCATCTCCTGTCTGTCAACAGAAGCATCAAGCGGATTGTAGAGGAAGGTCGGGATCGGGACGAGGTTGTGGATGCCGTTGTCCATCTGGCTGTTTCACTAAGATACTTGGAGGGTAAAGGTCGTGAGTCTTGACGAAATTTCTGATCTTAAAGATCGCATTGCTACTCAGTCAGAAAGACTCGCCAGAATGGAAGAGAGGCAGATGACCCTAATCTCAATGATAGAGAGGTCACTTGCTTTTCACGGAGATGTTGCTAATAGATTAGGTGCGCTGGAACACTTGCGAACTAAGGTTCTGGCTGTAGCTGGGCTAATAGGGCTTGCTTGCTCAATGGCCTGGGATGTCCTCAAAAACCGCCTTTCTAACTAGGAGACTAAATGCCCACACTTGGAACACAGACCATTAGTAGCAGCTTTGCCCAGCTTCTCAAGACGTTCACTACTGGTGGGCTTAGTGGCGCGTTGCAGGTTGTTACCGATGGAGATGATACATCTTCTGCCCTATCCCTTTCGACTACTGGCGTAAGTAGCACTGGCTCTTTATCGGTTGATGGTGCGTCCATCCTTACTGGTGCTGTTACCTTTGGCTCAAACATCACAGCCTCTACTGGTACGGCTACGATTGGAACTCTGAGCGTAGGGACACAGAGCGTTGGAACGTCCACAGTTAGCACTGCGACAATTAGCACTGCTGCCATTAGCACTGCCACAATCAGCACTGCCACAATTAGCACCGCCACAATTAGCACGGCTACGATTAGTACGGCAACAATCCCTAACATCCTTGGCGTATCCACATTCGCCACTGGCTTCACATCTTCTACTGGCACAAACACGCTAGGCACGATTGCATCCACGACCATTAACAATACTGGCTTGGCAACAGTTGGAAGCCTTGAGATTGGTGGTTCAGCAGGTCCAATACTCACAAAAGTATCCTATGGAACGGCAGCGTTTACATCTGCAACAGTACAAGCACACAATGTTGCCGACACGACAACTGGCACATTTGGCCTTACTGGATGCGCTCTTGGCGATATTGTCTTCGGGTCAATAAACACACTTGGTGCGGCTACTGGAACAATTTGCCTTGCTGTTAGCTTTTATCCACAAACAACAGATGTGGCAAGATATTCAATTATCAACAAAGGCGCAACTGCTGGCACAATTTCAGCAGGAACAATCTTCGCAACCGCAATGAGGTTTACAGCTTAATATGGCAAACATAATCAATCGTCAGCAGACCTTTTCCACCAATGGTACGGTTACTGCGGCTGGCCTGCATAACCTAATTGATACTGCGCTTGTCAACTCTGCGATCATTAAGAATCAGCAGGAGATTACAACCATTGGTACGGCTGATCTTTTGCTCATTGCGCCAGACAGCGTTGATTCATCCCTAGCTCCACGGAAAGTAACAGTTCAGAATCTTTTTGATGACGGACTTACTTCTGGAACATTTACAAGCCTTAACCTTACTGGCGCGTTGACCTATGGCACTGCAACTGGCAATCGCACAGTTAGCACCAGCGCGACTATTACTACTGGAACGATTCCCAACCTAACCTCAAGCACTGCCAATATCACGCTTGGGACTATTCCCACGCTAACGGCTGGAACGACTACTTCTACTGCGGCCAACATTACCAATGGGACAGTTCAGACGCTTACGGCAAGTACTGGAACGATTGGAACATTTAACAGCACTGCTGGAACTATCGCCACGCTGAACAGCACAACTGGAACAATTGGTAATCTTTCCACAACCCTAGCTGGTGACTTCACGATTAGCCAAGGAACAGGAACGCTTGGGACTAGCGGTGTTGTGGCTGGAACGTATGGAACAAACACATCCGCTGTTAGGCTTGCAATTGATTCAAAGGGAAGAATTACTACAGTAAGCACTTCAGCTATTTCGACAACACCAGCAGATGCATCTATAACAGCCGCAAAACTAGATGGCGCACAAACAGGATCAGCACCAATCTTTGGTACTAGGGCATGGGTTAATTTCAACGGAATTGGAACAGTTGGAACAAATGCTAGTGGAAATGTATCATCTATTACTGACAATGCTGTTGGTACTTATACAGTAAATTTTACAACATCACTTCCAGACGGCAACTACTCAGTAAGCGGTTTTTCTGTTGCGGTTGATACTGCAAATGTTACTGGAGCCAGCATTGTGACACTGCATCCAACTGGAAGTTCAACATTTTTGCCTTCAGTTAAAACTTCTTCTGCGGTTAAAATTTTAGTTGGGAATCCAAATACTGGATTTCCAGTAGATTCTGGAAATATATCTATTACAATTATTGGGTAAAATTATATGAAAAGAATAATTTATACAAATACAGAAGGACTCATGTGCATAATGACTCCAACTCCAGAATATCTTCAAACTCATACTATTGAGGAGGCAGCACTAAAAGATGTTCCGAGTGGAGTTCAATTCATTATTGTTGACGAATCACAAATTCCTTCTGACCGCACTTTCCGCAACGCATGGGAGTACCAAGAATGATTATTGTAAATCCAGATAAAGCCAAAGCGATTTGGAAGGACAAATGGCGTGAGGCTCGCAAGCCTCTCCTTGCCTCCCTCGACATTGAGTTTATGAAGGCAGTTGAAACTGGCAACTCTGAGAAGCAGGCTGAGATTGCATCAAAGAAACAAGCTTTGCGCGATGTGACCCAGACCGAGATTGTTGGTAATACGCCCGAAGAGATTAAAGCAGTTTGGCCGAGCGTGTTGAATTAAGAAAGGGCATAAATGACCCTAACTGAAATCGCCCAATATGCGGGTGAGAAGATTGGCAAGACCGATGCCGATACGCTTACCTTCTTGCAAAAGGCCGCAAGCCTAGCCTATCGGCGCGTATGGGACTTTGCGCCTTGGCGTGAGACTGTAACCAATTCGACCTATTCAGTTGGAACAAATAGGCAGATCACGCTAGGCACGAATGTTGAGACTCCTCTATCGGTTGCTTATAACGATGCAGAGGTTGACCCGATTGACTTGGCAACGATTGTTAGCCAAGACCCAGGCTTGCTTGACGATGCACGTACTGGCGATCCAGATACCTACCATTTTACTGGCCGTAACAGCAGTGGCGTTGCAGAGCTAAACCTTTACCCAAGGCTTGCCACATCTGGTACAATCCCATTGCGTGTTGTGGAAAAACTGAAATGTCTTACCCGCACAAACATCATTGTTGACTTTCCCCCATCTCAAGCCGCGCTTGATGACGAACTTCGCTTACCCCACGTTCATCACTTGGTTCTAGCTTTGACCCATTCTGACGCACTTGAGCGTGAACGGCAGTATGCCAAGGCACAGGCTATTACGCAGACTGCTAATTCTGACCTTGCGGCTATGGCTAACTACGAGTTGAGCCAGGTTGGCGGAATCAAGCAGATCACTCCACAGAGTCTTGGCGAGCTAACCATAGAAGAGATGTTCTCGGCTTAAAGGAGGCACGATGCCTTACTACTCGGATAATCTGGACGATGTTCTATCGTTTGACGGAATCCGTAATTTTACGGGTGGTCAAGCCAGCGGTCTGCAATCTGACCTCCTAGCAGAAAACCAAGTACAAGAGTTGTACAATATGACCCTTTCGCCAAAGGGTAATCTTGAGACTCGCGTTGGTGCTACAAGCTTTGCTACTGGCGCAACTAGCGCAGTAACATCCGTTGGCGGGATGCGCTACTACGAGACATCCGCATACCAACAATTATTGACTGTTACGGGCGGCACATTTTACAGCATTGAATCAAGCGGAAGTGCAACTCCTCATGTTGGGTATCAACAATGGAATAATACAAATATAACTTGGACAGCAGCCACCAGCCAATGGCGTGACGGATACAGCGTGTCCGAAGACATCGAAGTATCTTTTGCGCAGTTTGTTGACAAGATGTTTCTTTCCGATTCAGACAGCGATTTACATTTTTGGGATGGAACTGCTGTCGAGAGGCAGGGCGGGAAGGTTAGGGCGATCACAGTAACAACTGGTGGAACTGGATATACCAGCGCAACCGCAATTATTACTGGCCCAACGCTTGGCGGGACAATGCCAGAATTGATTACCTTGGTAGCTGGCGGTGCTGTTACTGGCGTTACGGTTGTTACTGGTGGGTCTGGCTATACTACTGCGCCAACCGTTACAATCATTGGGAATGGGTCTGGTGCTACGGCTACCGCCACAGTCAGTCCTCCTCCAGCAAATTTGAGGCTCTTGGTAAATACAGAGAATAGGTTATTTGGAGTTGGATCTGGCGCGAATAGAAACACGCTTTACGCATCTGACATACTTGATCCTTCGGTATGGGACTTGACCAACAGTATTGTTGTCAACGGCGATGACGGAGATCAGATTACGGCTATTGTCCCTTACTACAAAAATAGGATCATCGTATTCAAGAAACGCAGGGTATTCCAAGTTGACATTCCAAACGATGCCACATCTGCGGCAGATTGGATTGTCTCAATCATTTCAAACAACACTGGATGCGTGGCAACTGGTACTGCGGTACAGGTAAGCAGCGACATTCTGTTCTTATCCGATAACGGAATCAGATCGCTTGTTCGGTCTGTCGCGGATGACTTTAGCTCAGTTGGGATACCAATTTCAGAGATAGTCAAGGATGTGATTCAAGACATCAATACGGATTCTATTAGGGTGGCTACTGCGATCTACTACGACAACCGCTACTTCCTTGCCATCCCTACTGGATCGAATGATTACAATGACACGCTGCTAGTTTACAATACTGCGCTAGGTGCATTCGAGGGAACTTGGACTCCGCAGGTTATGCAGTTCACGCTTACGAACTTCAATCAAGAAGGCTCTAGGGCGATGTTCAAGAAAACCAATGGAATCATTGAGAAGTACGCTGGGTACAAGTCTCCAGCGGGAACTACATCTGCTGATTATCAAGATGCTGGAACTGACTACGAATCTTACGTCCGCACTAAAGACTTTAATTTTGGAGATCCATTCTCGCTAAAATACGGCTCGCATTTCGAGGTTATCTTTGACCATTCATTCTCGTCCGATGCTACTGTGGCAATCCAGCGTGACATTGATGTTGGTGATATTGACGTTGCATCCAACATCAATATTGCAAGTTCGATTCTCACCCTGCCATTCGTGCTTCCAGCAGTTTTGCCAACATCAGTCAAAAAGAAGCTGGCAAGCGACCTGCGCAAGTACGAGAAGTGGCGTTTGCTTAACATCAAGATTTCCACGCCAGCAAACAAGATGGCTATCCGCCAGATCACGGCAGCAGCCAACCCAGACACAATCCAGATCCAGCAAACAATATGACGGCTATTGAGTATATTGAGCAGAGCAGCGTTCCAGAGGCTATGTGGCCTAACTTGGCGCAGTGGTACGGCTGGTTTGAGGGGCAGGGGATGGTTGGCATTGTTGAGGATAGGGACGGTATAGCTGGCGTGGCTTTGGCTAGGTGCATAAAGGATGGGCAAGAGCCTAATCATTATGTGCATAGCGAAGATGGCGAGAATGTGTTTGTTGATTTGACTATCTCCTCAAAGGGTGCTAAATCATTGAATTGCTTGCTGTTGTTGCTTTGGCAACGCTTTGGTCCTCGCAAGCGGATCACTTTTAATCGTTCTGGCAAACCAAGGAGTTACGACTATATGACATTTATGCGAAAGGTTAGAGTTTAACACCATGGGTGGATCACCATCTATTCCTTCACCGCCTCCTCCTCCGAGTCCAGAGGCAGTAGCGCAAGCCAATGCGGCTGCGTATAGGATGAACATTGATACTTATATTGAAAAGTCACCCGCAATGGCAGACCTAGAGAATAAGCTTCGTATTCAATATCTACCCCAACAGCGTTCATTGGAGCGTCAGCTATCCGCGCTTGACCAGCAGGCAGGCGTACAGTCTGGGTTGCAACTAGAGCGTCAATACGGACCGCAGAGGACGTTAGAAGGGTTGCGTAGGGCGTATGAACAAAGCCCACAAGCGTATGCCTTGAATCGTGGATTGGGCGATCAGATGACCCGCCAGTTCGAGCGTCTTTATGGAACTAGCCCATACGGATCTGTTGAACAGAATGTTGCGTTTAATCGCCAACCTGGACCAGTTGATTTTTACGGAACAGTTGGAACGAATATTTCCAACCCAACGCTAAAGGCTTAATATGGGAACATTTGGAGGATCAACTCAAGGGTATGGAAGTCCTGACAGAGCTCCAGCAAGATATTATGTCAACGAAAATGGTGATATTATAACAGCAGTAGCCCCAGAGGTAAATGGTGGTGCTGGATTTAACTCAAAACTTGGATACAAAGCAACAGGACCTGCCGCTGATTATTATTTTGGTGCGCCATATACAAACATTGGTGACGCAACAAATGCTTCTCAAAAGATAAGAACAACAAAATCTGAAACAGCTATTCGAGCTGATTACGATAAAAAACTTGCAGATATTACAAGCCAAGAGAGCACAAGAAACTCTCTTGCTGCTAAAAATAAAGCCTTAACTGAAAGCGGAACAGCAATGCAAAATCCAAATGCAGGACCAGAGTTTAATCAAGCTCTGGCACAATTGTCTGCTGGTCGCAACTATGGGTCTTCTGATCTTGGATCACAATTAAACTTTCAGGTGTCTGACCAACAGATTGTTGACGACTACAACAACTCAAAGCTTTCTCGCCTAAACAGCGTGATTGATCGCGGGAATGCACAAATCGCTGGGATTAACGAGCGATTAAAGTCTGCTAACGATCTTCTTTCTCAACTTCCTGCTGGCGATGCTAGGCGCACTTCTTCCGAGGTTTTTGTCAAGCAATTAACAGACGATCTAAACAGCGTAACCAAGGCCGTAACAGACGCGCAGGATATGCAAAAGAATTTCACGCCAATTACAATGGATAGCCCTGAAGGCTTAAAGGAAATCACTTCTTTCCGTTCTTATGTTCAGTTGCCAGAAGAACGTGCTTCGCAACAGCTTTTTCAAATTGATCCAGAATCCTACAAAACAGCGGTGGGCTTGGGTCAGCAGTATCGCCAGATGGCTACCCAGCCAATCGGACCTACAACCACGCCAGAGACTGAGCAACTCCGCAAGACCATCGAGGACGAGGCTCTTAACCAGCTTCGCCTTGGATCGACCATTGGTGCGGAGGAACGGCGTGGTTACGAGCAGGCCGCAAGAGCAGCGCAGACAGCGCGCGGCAACATCTTTGGTATTGGGCCAGCCGTACAAGAAGCTGCACAGATTGGTGCTGCTGGCGAGCAACGCAAGCTGGCACGCTATGGTGCAGCACAGCAGTTCCTTGGATCTGGCCTATCAACTGGTGACGCGCTCAAAGCTGATATAGCGTTCCGTGATGCATTGCGTCAAAACAGACTAGGTGCAGCTGCAAACTTTATTGGTGGTGGACCTTCTATTGCTAACCTTGCTGGCGCGCGTACAGCCCAACAGCAGGGTGCGATGCAGAACTACATCCAAGCCAATCAAGCATTGCCTGGTGGCTTTAACCAACAGCCTTCTACGGCTGCTAATTTCTACCAAGCGGTTGACCAGCAGATTCCAGTTCAGCTTACCAATGCGTTTAATGAGCTTTATCGTTCACAGGCCAACTATCAAGCCAGTACCTACGGAGCGCAGGTTGGTGCGATTTCTAGTCAGCCAAGTGGTGCGCAACAGTTTGGTCAGATTGCCACTGGTATTGGTAATTTGTTTAGCCCATTCAAATTCGGATAAAGGATAATTTATGGACAGAGTATCATACGGACCATTAACGTTATTTGAGAGTGATGCCTATAAGCAGGCAAAAGCAATGAAAGCTGAAAAAGAAAGTCTTGAACTTGAAAAGTTGCGACTTGATATGGCTGAAAAATATAAAGAAAGAGAAATGAATAGCCCAAGCGGAAGGGCTACTATGGCAGCGGATATAGCTGCAACTCTTGAGCAGGATAAACAGAAGGAAATGGGAATACCATTGAGCGAGCAGATGGGCTCAAGAATGGTTGAAAAAGGTGGGCCGAGTATTCTTGAGGCAACAAAGATGCAGGGCGAGCTTGATGTCGAAGCAAGAGTAAAACAAGCCAAGAGGGATGCTATGATGAATTTTGCTGCTGGCGAGAAGTCCTTGCTTCCCACTGCGAGTGTTGATGTTGGGGGTGTAAAGCAAACTGTTCTTGCGCCACAGGTTGGCAAAACAACCGCAGACATTAACGAACAAATTTTCCAAGCTCAAGTTCCGCAGCTTACAAAGGCATACATAGCTCAAGGCTACGATCCAGATACTGCCGTAAAGATGGCTGGATCTGATGTAACGAAAAATCTTTTCAAAGCACAATCTAGCGGTAAAGTTGTCCTAACATCAAACGATGGAATGAGTACAATTTCCTACACAAACGAACAAGCACAAAAAATGTGGCAAGACCCATCAACTCCAAAGTTTATTAAAACACAATTAAACAACTTCTTTGGAGAATCCGAACAACCAGCGGCTGCAAATTGGATTAAAACAAGACTAGGTAGATAACATGGCTGAAGCCCAAGTACAGGAGCTATCTTCAGCCAATCGGATTCGGCAGTTAGCTGGAATGGCAACTGAGCCAGAGCCAGCGCCAAAGCTAGAAGAACCCCCAGCGTGGAGCGAGATCAAGGCTTCCGAAGATTACAAGACTCTAACCTATCCAGAGCAGGTTGACCTGGCTCGCCAATGGGGAGCGGAAACCAAGCAGTACGCATCCACTCTTAAAGATTATACTCCAGAGCAAGATGCTGAAATTGATGACTTCGTAAATAAAGAGGCTGTTGATGTTCCGACTAATGTAAAAGTTGCGGCTGGTGCTGCTGGTCTAGTCAAAGGATCGGCCTCTGTAATGGGCGGTATTGCTGGGGGATTGGGCGGTCTTGCTGTTGGCGGTCCGATTGGTGCAGTAGTCGGCGGCGTTGGCGGGGCAATTGCTGGTGGCGAGTTAGCCGAAGCTGGACTCCAGAAGTTCACGCCTAATGTTGCTAGGGCAAGGGAGTTTGCGCCAGGTTATGCTACTGCTGGTCAGTACGCGCCAGAGGTCGTTATGGGTACGGTTGGCGCAAGGCAGTTAGTACAAGCTGGCAAGACATTGTTCCAAGAATTAGGGGCAAAGAGAGCAGCGCAAGAACTTGGCAAGGCCGTTGGCGCTTCTGCTGGTATCAGCGCGGCTGTTGGCACTGGATTAAGGGCTGTTACTGGCGGAGAAGTCACACCTGGCACAGTTGCTGAAGACGCTCTGTTTGGCGCGCTTTACACTGGCCTTGGAAGCGGATCTAGGGTTAAAGGATATAATTTCAACGAGTTTAAGGATCTTAATTACAAAGTTAAAGCTGGCGGAGCAACGCCTGCTGAAATGCGGGATTGGCAGCAAATACTTAACGAAGCACAGAGGACACAGACTACTGGAGTTGAGAGAGCCAAGCGTACCGAAGTACAACTTGGTGGCAGGACTGTTCTGGATAAAGTAAATCTTGAGGGTGGTGCGCCTACAGAAGTTCGTCCTTATTACGAGCCGTTACCAGCACCAACATCTACCGAGATTCAAGTCGCAAGGCCACAACCACAAGAGCGTCCGATCAGACAGGCTACTGTAATCACGCAGGAACAACTACCAGAAGCAGGTGCGCGTGGAAGCGTGCGTGGCACAGCAGCCGACACAGCCGAGATGCAACGGCGTGGAGTCATTACTCCGATGCAGGAAAGCCTAGTCGATCTGAATGATCCAGTTCCGAAGACAAACGTATTTACAATTGAATCCCAAGGCATCAATCGTGAGGCCATTATTCCAGACACTCGCGGATTGCAAGGCGAGATTGTACGAGAAGGTCCGATTGTTACGCCTAGGACGCAGTTGCCTAGCGGCGAGAGATTGGCGTTGCCAGCAGAGGGTGAGTTTAGGCCGACAAGGAAAGCAGAAGAAGCAGCCGCAGTAATTGAATTAGAGAAGGGTATGGAGGAGAGGATTAGGCAATCTCCGCAGGGACAGAGAGGTTTGAGGCAAGACTTAGAAGCTGTGGCTGTGCCAGAACAAATTCAAGAGCAAATAGAATTACCAAACAAAGTAAAGGTAAACATCATTGCCCCAGACCAAGAAACTGCAAATCTTGTAAGGCAGAAAATAGAGCAAGGACAAGGTAGCCTATTGGAGCAAAAGCAAATAGCAGCAGAAAATGCAAAAGCTAATCTTGATGCAATTGGACCAGAGCCAACAAAGCCAAGGCCAGAAAAGAAATGGTTTGGTCCTAAAGGAAAAGAAGGTGCAGATCCAAGGGCTGTTATAGAATGGGAAGATCAAACAAGAAGGTATAACGCTTGGAAAAGAAAATATAGCGTTCTTAAAAAAGCAGAGGTTGAGGCAAGTAACGCTGTTTTTTATGAGCAAAAAAAGCAACCCACCATCCCTCGCCCTATGCGTGGCAAGGCTGGTGAGGCTGGGTTTGTTGTGTCCGATGTGCAGGAAGGCGCGGCCAAGGTAGCGCAGAAATGGCTTACCACCGAAGGCAATCTTCCCAAAGAGATGTTCGACATTATGGAAGCCAAGGGATCGCGCACACAAGCGATGCTGAAGCAGATTGATTTTACGCTGAAGGATTTAGCCAAAGCCGCAAGGGAACTTAATGGCAAGCCTAAATTAACCCAACAACAATCGCTCCAGGTCGATCAGTTCCTGCGTGGTTATCTGCCAGCAGAGAATCTCCCAGGACTAATCAGACCCATAGTACAGCAAATGCGCCGTCAGCTAGATAACTTATCTGAAGGCTTAATCCAAGCAGGCTTGTTTTCACAAGAGGTCGGTCCGTCTGGAATGAGCAAGGCTGACGTTATCAGAATGAACAAAGAACAGTATTTGACTCGTTCTTATGAAAGAGATGATAACCCCAACTACACAGTAGAGCTTGTGAAAAAGCGAGATCCAAATAAATTTGCAATAGCAGAGAATTTTATGAGGACACAAATGAAGGCTGCAAATCCAGCGATAACCGAAGCTGAAGTGCAGGGCAAGATCAAGGAGTTGATTGAGGGTGGAAAGGATAAGCCGTTCGAGTCATTGATTCAAGCCTCTGGAATTGGAAAGAAGCTTGGGATCACAAAGGCAAGACAAGATATTCCAGAACAGATCAGATATTTGATGGGCGAGTACACCGATCCAGTAATTAACTATGCCAGATCAGCCAGCAAGATGATTAACTTGCTCCAATCCCAAGAGCAATTGAACAAGCTGAAAGAATTTGGAGTTGCAAACAAGTTATTCTTTGAAAGACCAACTGGAAATGCAGCCACGCAGATTGCTGCGGACGGATCTGACACGCGCTCACCGCTAAATGGGCTGTACGCAGAGAAAGATTTGGTCGATGCCATTGAGAATTTTGAGATGATGCATAAAGGCGGGACGGCGTTTCAACTTTACTCAATGGCAAATGCTTGGGTCAAGTGGGGCAAGACAGTTGGAAGTATTCAGGCTCAGTTTAGGAACCCTATTTCAAACGTATTGATCGAAGTCGTTAATGGGAACTTCAATTTTGGCGGGAACCTAAAGCCAGTAAAGACAATATTGGCTGAATTTGGAGTTCCTTCTGTGGATACAAAAGAAGGCAGAGCCTATCTGACTCGCGCTGCCCAGCTTGGCGTTTACGACAACACTGTTCTTAATGAATTTACACAAATGCTCAAAGATGCACAGCAGTACAAGGGTTCCACAATTGACCTTGCTGAAGAGTTGTCTGCAAAATCAGGCAAATTAGTTGGAACTGGATTCGGCATGATAAAGAGAGGCGCAAAGACAACACTTGATACGTTGAACAAGACCTACCGCGCTGGGGATAATTTATTCAAATTGATGGCCTGGGAGAACGAAACAAAGCAAATTATGGATGGAAGAGGATTGTCCCGCCAAGAGGCAGAGGTTATTGGAGCCGAGCGCGTAAAGAATACAAGGCCGACTTACTCGCGTGTGCCAAGAATCATTAAGGCGTTTCGTTTGCAGCCATTGATTGGAAACTTTGTGTCTTGGCCTTCTGAAATATTGCGGACTCTTCCCAATACAGTGCGATATGCGGCAGAAGATTTTAAGACACCTAGAATGCGGAAGTACGCATTCAAAAGATTGGCTGGAATGATTGCGGGAACATCCGCGATTATGGGAGTTCTTGCAATTGGGAAATGGGCAACTGGATTTAACGACAGAAAAGTCGATGCGTTGAGAAGGTTTGTTGCGCCATATCAAAAGAACGCTTCTCTTATGCCTACTGGAATGGACGGGAAAGATGTTGGCTATGTGGACATATCTTACACTAGCCCTTATGAGATATTCTTTGGCCCCATGCAAGCGGCTGTCTCTGGAAGAGATCCAGAGGAATCAATATTTGGTGCAATCAAAGATTTTACAGAATCCTATATTGGTCCAAGCATTTTAGCCAATTCCATCATATCTGCGTACTACGGGAAAACTCCGCAAGGCAGAACTATTCGCAATCCGCAGGATACATTTACCGATCAATCTTTGGACGTAATTTCTTATGTTCTACGCCAGAACGAACCAGCTACCGTGTCGCAAATCCGCAGAATTGGATACGCCCTATCTGGCCAACCTGACACATCTGTCTCTCGGTATGGCCGTATCTACAAGCCGTCCGAGGAGTTGTCAGCACTGTTCGGTATCCGTCCTCAATCCATCAACGTGTCCAAAGCTTTAGAATCAAAGGCATCTAGGTTTAATACTGATATGGCCGATGTTGGTAGAATCTTCACCGAAACCTATGGCGCGGTTGGCAATGTTCCAGAAGCGAAGGTTAGGGAGCAGTTTGAGAAGATGCAGAACAGGCGCAAGATTATGTTTGATGAGGCGAACAAAGATTTCCACGCTGCTATGTTGCTTGGTCTTTCTAGGTCTGAGGCTATCTCCGCAATGCGTGCTGGCGGGATGGGAGTAGATAATGCTTCAGCCATAGCCAATAATAAGTACAGAGACTACAAGATCAGCAAGTCACTCACAAAAAGCATGAGGCGAGAACTATCTCCAGAAGAAATGCAAAAGCGTCAAGAAATAGGCCGAGAACTTATGATGCAGCAAGGAGAATAAATGGCTAAGTTCGACATCTCTGGATCAGCGTCACGCCAAACTGGATTAAGCCAGCAGGATCGCAACAACGCGATCCGTATGGAGTTTGAGCCTTACACAAAACCACCACAGCAACAACCAGAACAGGCCGCAAGGATAGAACCTATGAGCGAATACGTTAAACCTCCAACAGCACCAGCACAGCAGCCGTCTGGCGAGCCACCCGTTTGGGGCAATAGACCGCCATTGGCTTGATTGGTATTGTAGACTTGAACCCAAGCGGTATTGGATCCATTTCTTTCACACAATAGCGAAGTATCCGT